GAGCATCTTTGACCAGGTCGCTTTCTCCTGTCTTTTCCGAGAACTTCATCGAAATGCCGCCCTGTCTAATCTCCGATGCCCCCGCAATGTTCTGTTTTCTCGCTAAAATATCCATCGTCAGCAAAGCGCAGGCCCGCTGAATTGGCTGCGGTATTTCGTAGCCGTAATAACCAGCGTTGTAGGAAACGAGCGTCCAGAAATTAGTCGTCCGCAGAGCCGCCCAATCAATGATGGAGACCGTTTCCAAAGTAATATCCGCTCCCGGAAAGACAATCCGATCTTCCGTTGAAGGAATATCATAAGTCGCTTTCCCACTGCTAGTCAGAGCCACTGTCCCGCTGTAAGTTCCCTTGACAATCTGCACCGAAGAGACGCTGTGAATCGGGCGTTTGGTCGTGTAAATAATCAAGTTATTATCTGAGTCCACCATTCCCGAACACTTCTCGTTGGCAACATCCTCCCGCAACAAGGTGTAGCCCAAGAAATCGTCAATGTCCGCCGACGCTTGGGTTACAAAGCCCGACAATGTCACATCTGAAAACAATGTAACATCTACACTTGGGTACTGAGCTTTAAAGTCCTGTATTGAGATATAATTCATTTTTTATGAACCTTTCTGTGACACTCTACGCATAATATTTGTCCATTATTAACCGCAAACCTTAGATGTGGAAATTCTGCGAACGGCAAAATGTGGTGGGCGTGTAAATCCCCACCCCGCTTTCCACAACTTTGGCAGGTAAAATCATCTCTTTCAAACACTGCCTCTTTCCATAACTCATATTCAAACGAGTTCCTTACTAGATGATTTTCTTTTGTAACTCCTCCTCTCCAATTAGGGTTTCTTTTTCCTTTACTTCCCATTTTTCTCCGCCATTCTTCAGAAAATGGTAGGCGTTTCTTTCCCAACCAATAGCCGGGGCGGCCTTTTTGGGCAGCACTTAATTTACTTTTTGCTCTTTCCGTGTGGTGCTTTCCCCTAAAAGAACTTGGCCTTCCGAGCATTGCCGCTCTTAACTTTCCTTTTGTTTCCTCTGACCTTGGGATTCCTTTATTCCACGGGACTTTACCCTTTTGAGCGTCGCTTATCTTCTTTACAACCTCATCGCTCCAAGTTAGCCCCTTATTCCAAGGAACATTTCCTTTAATGAATTGTCCCTTTTTATTCACTTTCTGTTGCCTCATAGTTGTTCCTTTTCTGTCTCGTCTCTACCAGAAAAGGTAGTAGAGACGAGAACAACTAGGTGGATACCTATCAAGATAGAGCACACCCCGACAGCCTATATTGATAAGGTTCACCGATTACCCTCAAGACGGTTGCCTCCAATACGAAGGAAATGTAACTGAAGTTACTGGACGGCACATCAATCCGGCTCATCGGAATGAGGTCTTGCATATCAATCCAGACCTCTCCCGCCGGGCTTCTCTCGGTCAAGAGAAAAGCGTTCGCTCCGACATACTTGTCGACCAGCACATCAATGAGCGATCCGTCAATCGGGTTCAAGACCGAAGCCAAGTGGACGCCACCGATTCCCCGACCCTGGTTGTCAACAATAATCCTCTGAATTGACCCGCTTCCCTGTAGTTCGTCTGCCATTGCTCGTGCGTTACGAGCGTTCAGAACGATACAAGTTGGAAAGCCATCAATGTTCGAAAGGGTTTGACAATAAGTTCCCAGACCGGAAATCGTTACCAATGAAGCGGTGCCGGAGTTGGTCGTAATCTGCGTAGCGAGACCATCAAACTCGTTGGTCCGACTGGTGGCATCCCCCGCGATGATCAACTCCTCCTCACCGAGCATCACCTCATACATTTTGATGCGCTTGCGGTGCTCAAACATATCTTCACCGCCGGGACCCTGTCCGCCTTTGGAAGCCGCCAGAGCCAAACCACCCACCTCAACCTTGCGTCCGAGCAGCTTGTAGGCTGCTGTGGTAACGCTGTAGGTCTGGCTGGTTTCGTTTGGCGCTCCCGCATCAGCAAAAACGATAGCGGTGGCCGTGCCTACTCCAGCGCTACCGGTTCCACTGTGCAGGCGACTGGTCAATTTCTTCCAAGCGGAGGCTTCTCCCAGACCCTGGGTTCTCGGAAAACGGTTGCGGAGGGGGGTTGTGGTTGGGACCATCAACTTGATTTCCGCTTCCAAATTTTCCGGTGAGAACACCGAGCGGGTTCCCGGATCCCAGGTGTAGGTCGTCTTGACTTCCGCCGCCTTCCTTACCTCGTTGGCATAATTAGCCAAAAGGGACGGGTCGGCGTTCATTTTGGCCAACGCATCCACAGAGGCAAGGTCAGCAGCAATCTTGTTGAAATTCTGCATATCCATTTCTTTCACCTTCTTTCAAAGAGTTTCAGACAATCAAAGCCCGTTACGAGCGGAGCTTGCGGAGTTTATCGACTAAATCGAAGGCCTCCTTTTGCAAGTTATCCCGCTGGTAGCGTTGAGGGTCCTTGTCAGCAATTCCTCGAAGTTCTTCAAGGCGCTTCTCCAAGGTTTGAACCTCCTCACTTTCGGGCTTGTCCTCTCCCTTTTCAACCAAATATGAGGGCTTGGCTTTGACCGGTGCCGCCATTTTTTCGACTTTATCCAAACGCCCGGCTAGCTTCTCAACAATCGAAGCTACTTTAGCGATTTGGGTGTCGAAACGGGCAACTACCTTAGCCATCGCCTCTTCCTCTTTGGTCGTCTTGGGTTCGGACATTAAGGTCTTCTCAAGCTTTTCGAGGCGCTTGGTGATGTCCTCGGGACTTTCCGATGTCTGCTTGGTTTCATCCACCACCGTTTCCCCGACCTGCGGAGACCCCTCAGAAACCGGAGTTTCCGTCGTCTCTTTGGTTTCCTCTACCTCCGTCTTGGGAGCTTCAGGAGTTTCCTCAGGTGCCTGAGGCGTTTCCTCAGTTTCCGCCTCCTCGACCAGCTCTTCCTCGACCTTCTTGTGTTTCTTTTCCAAGTCGTTCACTGCATTCACCTCCTTCCAATTAGGCATATACTTCGCCATTGACTCGTGTTGCTCTTGAACCCATTTTGGAGCAGCACTCTTAGGCGCCATTTCCCTAACTGCAGACCGATCTTCCTTTTCCTTTAATTCTTTACCAATAACTGTCTTTAATCTCTTTAGAGCTTCCTCAAGATCGCTAGCATCTTTACCCCGTGAAATATAGCTGTCAATCTTAAAAGAGATTTCTTCAGCTAGTTGGGCAAGCCGAGATGCGCTATAAATGTCCTTTTGGACATCAACCAACTTCTCGCCCTCTCGCTTCACCAGCGTAAAGACCGTGTTGCGGTTAGCCGGAACATCAACGAGGGAAATCTCGGAAAGAGCCAAATCGGTAATGACATTATCAACCTTTTGCTTAATCTTTCCCCCAACCGAAAATCCCCGATAGACCTTCTCCTTAATCATCTTCCAAGCATCGTCGGCGACAATTTTGGCTCCGATGAAAAGCCCTTTTTCGTTGGTCACGGCTTCCTTGGTTACTCCCGCCGCTTTCGGTTGGTGCATTTCCCGAATCGCCGGAAATTGCATATAATCCGGTAGGGCCTTTTTAAGACCTTCCACCGAAACAATTTCGCCTTGCGAGTCCAGATCGGGAGTTGAGGCCCAACCATAAACCATCCTCTTTTCCTCATCGACTTTGGAAATAGGAATAAAACGCTTAAATTCCATTTCGTCTATCACCCCCTTCCCCCTTTTTCTCCACTGCGAAAAACAAATCGCCTGCTGTTGATCCCTCGGACGACCTCCTTCCGAGTGCATAAATCGCATACAGCGGCTTATAAAAGCATCCTGTGATTCTCCACCTCTGGGTGTTGGAACTGGCATTACTGCCTCCTTTCAGGTCAAAACAAAAAGCCCGTTGATAACCAAACACCGCGACTCTTGAAAGTCGTAATGTCTAGATACCAACGGGCTTATCTTCCAAAGACAATGTCTCCGTTCTCTGACCTAGAAAATAAAAAGCCGCAACTCTGCGGCTTCCAGATTATTTGCTTTTTTATACTACAAATAAACTCCCTTGTCAAGACCCAGTTTGTTTAACCGCAATCGTAATTTGCGGCACATTCCCCCGTGCCGTCACCACCATAGAAGCGTCTAATACGCAGCCGAATTTATCTAAAACGGCTTGTATTTCCTGCTGACACTTCCTCTGTTTCTCTTGATTTTCTTTAATCAAAATCTGACGGGCTTTCTCCGTCGTGATTTCTTCTTTCTTTTCCTTTGCCACCGAAACCACCTCCTTAAACAGCGTCGTTCTTAAACTCCACAATACTGGCTTTATCCTTTTCATATCCAGTATCCAACGCTGTTTCCAAGTCAGTCAGCTCTTTGTCGGTTACCGATTGAACCTCGTCAGCCAGTTGAACCAACTTAGTGCCGTCAATTTC